GCCCCCGCGAGGGGGCCTTCCGGCGCAGTGCAACGTACCCCCCTCCCTGAGTAGGGAGGGGATCTAGGGATTTACCCTAGCGGACCATTGAGCTTCGGCTCAGAAGGGGGTAGTATATTGTCGCAGACGAAGACTAGGTCTTTGGTGGTTAAACCCACCACTGGCCATCTCGTTCTACGCAATAATCAGGATATCGTAAGCGACCAATGGTCGCAGAAGGTGCCTGATTACCCTAACGGATCACAGGTGACTGTGTCCGAGAACCATCCCGGGTGGCGAGACCGTAAAGGTCTTGCCACTGGGGACATTGGTGGAGATTTCACCATGTCGAAGAGCTGGATCTCGTGTAATACGGGACACCAAACTCTGCGGCATAGGAGGGATCTCTTCGGGAATGGACAGATAATTCAAACCAGTGTTTACACTGGTCCTGTCCTATCCTATAAGGTTAAGCCCGGGGACTTTCCATCCGTTGCAATCAGCGGCGATTCGTCGCTGGATGCTTGGGGTGCGAAAGCTATCTCCGAAGCAAAACCTACCAATGCCCTGGTCGATTTGTCGACCGCACTTGGCGAACTGTTAGGCCCCGGTGGAATTCCGAGGATGACGGTCCGTGCAGGTGCCTGGAAGCATGGCTTAAAAACCATGAAGGATGCAAAAGCGGCGTCGAAAGGCGCTGCTGATGACTACCTGAACTTCCAGTTCGGTCTTATACCTACCACGTCCGACGTCGTCAGCTTTGCTGTCGCCGCCGACTCGTTCAACCGCCTCGTAAGGCAGTATGAACGGGATGCGGGGAAGGTAGTTCGTCGCAGGTGGTCCTTTGAGCCTATAACGTCGGAAGAAGTAACTGTCACGACTGGGATGCCTTATATGGATCCCATGAGTGGAGTTTTCTTTCCGGCGAATGGTACCATTGTGCGGACTAGAAATAAGTCCGTACGTCGGTGGTTTTCTGGGGCTTTTACGTATCACTTGCCAGCGGGGTATTCATCCCGTAACAAGTTGATTTCGTTTGAGTCTCAGATCCAGCAACTGCTGGGTATACAACCGACTCCAGAAACTCTCTGGAATTTGGCACCTTGGAGCTGGGCCGTTGATTGGTTTTCCAGCGCTGGTGATGTTGTTTCTAACATCAGCGACTGGGCCACCGATGGTCTGGTTATGCGGTATGGGTACATCATGGAGCATTCAATGTCCGTGGACACCTATACCCACTCCAGTAATGGAGTGTCGCCGGTGACGGTTGGCCGTGAGGTCAAGCGTCGGAGGAGAGCAAACCCATTTGGTTTCGGGCTGACTTGGAATGGCTTGTCGCCACGCCAGTTGGCCATAGCTGCTGCTCTGGGTATTACCCGGATTAAGTAGCTGGCACGTTGTCTGCACCAAAACGCCAATGGGGCCCAAGACCTGGGCCCTAGGAGTGATGCCTATGTCACTAGCCGATCCACAAACCGTCACCATCTCGGGCACTACCGTTCCGCTCCCTCGGACTAAAACTGAGGGAAGTGAGACGGAGTACACGAGTGCTGACGGCATGGTCAAGCTTTCGGTCTCGCACGCCAACAATGGCAAGCGGGGCCGGAGCGTGATCCGGATCGACCATGCGAAGCTAGCACCGGACCCGTTCCAGTCTGGCGAGAATGTCAAAACCGGCTGTGCGGTTTACACAGTCGTTGACTTCCCTGCCGCTGGGTACTATACGGATCCGGAGCTCTTGGCGATTTGGCAGGGCTTCAATGCCCAGCTAGTCGCGGCTTCGAACGCGGTCTTCACCAAATTTCTTGGTGGAGAGTCGTAGTGGTGGGAGGGGCGACCAGGGTTTCTCCGACGCTAACCCGAAAGGGTTACGTGAAGGGTCCCAGGTTCGCCTCTTCAGACGTCCCGAGAGGGATGACGGGGCGGAGTTTACCGTCCACTTGAAGGTTGGTTATAAAACCATCCTTCTTGCGGTGGTGATCTTCGATCTCGTCCATCTCTCTATTCGGGAGATCTATAGCACTTCTTGGGTCGAGCACTTGCTCGGTCTTTGATAGTGTTAGATCTGCTTAATTGCACGTCTGTGCGGGATTAAACGCCCCGCATCACTCTGTGGTATCGCTCTACTAGTTCACAACATATCGGGATGTCCCGAGTGTAAAAACTCGGGTAATCCCCGAGAGAAAGGAAACAGCAATGTTCCCAAATCCCGGGGGTCTTCATCCCCGTGAGGCGGCTGCCTTCTACGCTTGCCGTCTGGCTAACGCCAGGTGGATGAGCAAGGAGGCTAACGTCATGCGCTACATCGTGGTCCGAGCCCTGGACGACTTCCTCATTGAGGATTGCCGAACAGGGGGTTGGATCTACGTTGAGGATATGTTGAGGGAGCTGGGGTACACCCGGGAGGCGCAAGCCTACCAGGAGCTCCGGCCCCTCAACGTGAACTATTCCCAAGTAAAATTGGGGTAGAGCGGTCCTGCTGACATAGGCTAGGGATCCTGAACCTTCAGCGTATCGAGGAGGTTGACCTGGACACACATCCGGGACAGGTGAAAAGCCTGATGTCACTCTGGTCCGAGCTGGCTGAGGAATCAGCCAGCTGGTGTTGCACTAGCGCCACTCAGGACATTAATACCGTCCTGAGGCGAGTCGAACATGAGGGGTTATCGTTTTTAACAATAACCCTACCTGACTTTGGAAAAGCCATCCAAAAATGGCTGGACCTGGGTCAAGTCGGTATCCACCCTGCGTTCCGAAGGGATCGTAGGGGAGGGCCCCTCCCAGTATTTCTGGGGGGTTTCCTCAACCGTGTGTTCGACCGGAGTAGTGGCTTGTTACTCGACAAGCCTTGTGTGGATGCAATCAAGTCGTTGCGCCAGTTAACACTGGGCTTCGGCAAGATGTTGCTTCCGTGCAGAGATGCACGGAATGCAGCAGCCATACGAGGTTATATCGAGTGTGAGCAGGACGTTCGTCGTTCGGACTCCGAGCTCCTTGAGAGTGATCTCTTGGAGTTTCGGGATATGTTCGAACTGCTTTTCGGCCCACTTATGGCTCAACTAGACAGAGATGTCATGTTTGACCATGTGGTGCCGAAGCATGGCCCAGGATCAACCGCTGACCACATCATGGGAAACCAGAAGTGGAATCAGGCGGTCTGGACCAGACGGTTAGAGCGGGTTTTCCCCGCGGTCTACCATACCATCCCTAATTGGCGTTATACGCACGTTTTGGATGGCATGAACGTCCTCGAACCCGGAGAAGAGGAACCTGTTAAGGTCACTCTTGTTCCTAAGACGCTCAAGACACCTCGCGTGATCGCTATGGAGCCGACCTGCATGCAATATATGCAGCAGGGCGTCTACCTACGATTTCGCGAGCATTTTGAGAGGGATAGACTCCTCTCTAAATTGATTGGATTTGCCGACCAGGTTCCTAACCAGGAACTTGCGAGGCAAGGTTCGCTTGATAACCGAACCGCAACGCTCGATCTGAGCGATGCTTCCGATCGTGTCTCGAATCAGCTGGTCAGGACCGCATTAGCTCGGTGGCCCAATGTTGCTAGGGCTGTCGATGCTACACGGTCCCGTAAGGCTGTCGTAGATGGCAGGACTTTACGTCTTGCCAAATACGCGTCTATGGGTTCAGCACTTTGCTTTCCAATGGAAGCAATGGTCTTTACGACCATGATCTTCGTTGGGATTCAAAGATCGCTTAACACGTCACTAACCCGACGGGACGTAAAACGTTTCGTCGGTTCGGTGCGTGTCTATGGGGACGATCTCATTGTCCCTGTAGACCATGTGCTGTCCGTCGTTCAGACACTGACGACTTTTGGGTCGAAAGTTGGTCTGAGCAAGTCTTTCTGGACTGGTAAGTTCAGGGAGTCTTGCGGAAAGGAATATTATGACGGGCACGATGTTAGTATAACTCGTGTCCGCCGTGTATTCCCAACACGACGGCAGGATGCTGCGGAGGTTGGATCTTTGGTGACACTCCGGAACCAACTCTTTACGAGTGGTTACTGGAGAACCGCCAAGATTCTCGACCATAAGATCGAAGGGTTGATTAAGTTCTTCCCGACGGTCGGTCGTGATTCCTCCGTATTGGGCAGGGTGAGTTTTGTTGGCGAGACCTTCGGGTATCGCTTTACGAGGCTTCACCCAAGTCGTCAAACTCCTTTAGTCAAGGGGTTTGTAGTGACGGCCAAACCCCCGAGAGATCATCTCGAGGGGACTGGTGCCCTACTCAAGTGCTTAATTAAGTTGGGCACTCCTTCCAGGGATTTACACCCCTGGTTGGATCCTGGCGCTATCGTTGGTGGTCCCTTTGGGATTTACCACGATGCCACCTTGTGGGCAAGCCAACCCCAGGGTGAAAGCGAGCACTTGGAGCGTTCTGGACGCCCTCAGCGCGTCGACATCAAGCTGAGGTGGAGCTCACCTGTTTAATTAGGTGGGACCAGGCCTTAGGGCCGGTGGGGGATACCAGGCTGCTGGGCGA